TAGGTCTACCCGTAGTTGAGAATATCACATTTGTCTTACAGAGACCTGAGTAATGCAACCAAATAACCTAACAGCACTAGACTTTGAAGATATCAAAGCAAGTATCAAATCATACCTAAGAACTCGCTCCGAGTTTACGGATTATGACTTTGATGGATCAGCATTGTCTTACATGGTAGACATGCTTGCCTACAATACTTACTATTCTGCGTTCAATGCCAATATGTCATTGAATGAAGCGTTTTTACCGTCTTCTACTGTTAGAGACAACGTTGTTAACATTGCTAAGTTGTTAAACTATACTCCTAGGAGTGTAATTTCTGCTAGAGCATCATTAAAAGTAGATATACAGACAGTTCAGTCAAATGGAGTCTATCCTAGCACTGTTACTTTGAAAAAAGGAGCAACTGCAACTGGTGGTAACTATGTTTGGAACGTTTTAAGAGATACAACTGTAGAAGTTAGTCCTACAACAGGTATTGGAACCTTTGCAGACCTTTGTGTGTATGAAGGATCGATTGTTTCTTTTCAATATGTTGTAAACACCTTCGCAAATCAAGTATATACCATTCCTTCTGCTGAAGCAGACATCAATACACTCAATGTTACTGTAAGAGCAAACGAAACAGCAACAGCATCAGATATTTACAATAGAGTTGATACAGTTACCAATCTAACAGCAACTACAAGAGCATACTTCCTCTCAGAGGGTGAAGATATGCGTTTCCAAGTTAAATTTGGAGATGACAGTGTTGGAAGAGCATTAAAAGATGGAGAAGTCGTAAATTTAGAATATTTGGTCACTTCTGGTAAAAAAGCAAACGAAGTTAAGGCATTTAACTTTATTGGTAGTCTTGTTGATTCTCAAGGACAAACATATTCTGCAAACTCAACTACTTTAGCAGTAAATCACCGTGCACAACTTGGTAGTGACGCTGAAACTGTAGAATCAATCAAATATAACGCACCAAGATACTATTCCGCCCAATACAGAGCAGTTACAGCACAAGACTACGCTTTGATCACTCAAAGGATCTATAATAACGCAGATTCTGTTGTTGCTTATGGTGGAGACAGTTTGAATCCTCCGATTTACGGAAAAGTGTTCATTGCGATCAAAACTAAGACTGGATCCCTTCTAAATGACGCTACAAAGAAGGAAATAGCAGCAGACCTTAGGAAATATGCCATGGCATCGATTGACCCTGTTGTAGTCGATCCTGATAACATCTACATCTACACAAAACCTTTTGTTCTATACGATACTGGCGCAGGATCATCATCATCTCAAATTAAGACAAATGTTCAAGGTGCAATCAACCAATGGGCAAGTCAAACACAGATAAACAACTTCAACTCAACATTTAGAGGACAAGCATATGAAAAAGCAATCACACTTGCTGATTCTGCTATTTCTGACGTTTCTGTTCAAACCACTATCCTAAAATACATCTATCCTAATAGTAATCAAACTAATACCTACTGTATTAGCACTGGAGGCGAGTTATACAACTCTGCACCTAGTCAGGACGGTAATGAGGCATCTGGTTGTACAAAGGAACCTGTAGTTCTATCTGGAACCTTTAGAACAGCAGATAGACCTGGCGTTGATCAACAGTTTGAAGATGATGGATATGGAAATATAAGAACATTCTATAATACAGGAAATAAGAAAGTATATACCAATAATAATGCAGGTACAGTAAATTATGCAACAGGTCAAATATGTTTCGGTCCTATCAACGTTATTAGTACAGGAGCAAATACTCCATCACCAAACGCTATTAATGTTATTGATAGTGTAACTGGTGCAGGAAGTGTTACGGATGCAACACTTCTACCAGGAGATTTACAGATTCCTGTTGTTATGATTCCTGCTAATAGCAGCACGATACCTGCTTCTACACCAGGAACAATAATCAACATTATTAGTCCCGAAGTAACAGTATCACCTATTGGTACTACGCCACCTCCTACAATCCCTCTAAATAGTTTGACACCAACAATATTTGACAGTACACCGTCCGTAGTGGAAGTTGCACCTATTGATAACAGTGGTGGTCTAAACACATCCGTCTGTTTCTCATAAGAGATGAACATTAATAAGGTCTCCCAGTCGATTGAATCTCAATCACCCGATTTTATTGGGTCAGAGTATCCTCTGTTTAATAAATTTTTAGAATATTATTATCAGTCACAGGAAAAAACTGGATTAGGACAAAATATACTTAATAACTTTCTATCATACCTTGATATCGATAAACTTGATATCGGGATACTTGATGGTCAAACAACAGTTGTAGAATCTCTTTCTGCAACAGATGATAGGATTGTAGTAGAAGATGTAGGTCCTTTCTTAGATAAAAGTGGATCTATTCTTATAGGCGATGAAGTTATATTTTACGAAGATATTCAAGCAGCACCGTTTATAACACTTACACCAGGAATAGGATATGATCAGGTAAAACTTAAGTGGACAACTCTTGCATCAATACTAAACAACTTTGATGGAAGCACTACACAGTTTCCGCTTACTTCTCAAGAGAATCCCGTAGCACCTCCTAGTGCACAACACTTGATTGTATCAGTGTACGGTAAAATACTCATACCAAATATAGATTACACGGTATCTGGTAACAATATTGTATTCACTACCGCACCAAGAACGAAGTTACCTGCAGATGGTGCGGAAACTACCTACATTTATTACCTTAGTGGTTTCATTGAAAATCCAATTCTTGCAATAGATAACATATCTGGCGCGTTTGGAGACGGTAAAAAACAATTTTCGTTAACTCGTAACGGAGTATCATACGAACCTATTAATGAAGAGTATATGAATGTAATCTATGATAATAGATTGCTAGTTCCTAAAGTTGACTACTTTGTTGATAAGAATCAGTTTATATTTAAAGAAGCACCTCTAAATGGTCGTTTCTTATCATTACACTCCATAGAAGCACCAATACCTTCATTTGGTAGTGGTGCGATTGGATTTGCTCGTATCAGTGATACAGGAACTCTAACAAGCATTTCATCTAGTTCTATTGGTTCTGGATACAGATACGAATATCCTCCACAAGTTACTATTAACCATCCTACTGGATCAGGAGCTGCTGCAACTGCTCTTGTTAATGGTATTAAGGATTTAACTCTACTAAGCGGAGGAAAGGGTTATAGCACAACTAACCCTCCTGTCGTACAAGTACAAGCACCAACTAAAGCGGGATCCTCTCAAGCAACTATTAGTGCTACTGTAGAAAATGGCGCGGTTACTGCACTGAATGTTACTAACTCTGGTTCTGGATATACATTTACACCTAGAATCACTTTTGTTCAACCAGGCGGGGCAAAACTAGGTGCTCCTGTAATCACTAATGGTCAAGTTACTTCTATATCTGTTACTGATGGTGGTTTTGGATATACTACCGCACCTACGGTGTATATTGACGAACCAACAGGAACTAACTCAATCAAGGCAGCACTAAGAGCAAACTTAACTAGTGAAGGTAAGATTGGTAGTATATCAGTATTAAATGCGGGACAAGGATATACCACTACACCTAGAGTTGCTATAGTTGATCCTGTAGGTGCACAAGTCTTAGAAACAGTCGTTGACGGAGATGGGCGTGTTATAAGAATAGACTTACTTGATGGTGGTAGCGGATTTGATGATGTTCCATCAGTTTACATTGTAGATAATAGAACCAACGGTGGTACAGGTGCTACTGCGGTTGCTTCTATTTTCAATGGTCAGATCACTGATATTAACATTAGTGCGTTTGGTAGCGGATATTCTGCTGCTAATCCTCCTGAGATCGTAATCCAATCTCCACCTCAAGCAAAAGCATCTGCTGATATTGGTCTTAATCAAGTTACAGGTTTCAATGTTACAGAAGCAGGTTCTGGATATACAAAGGCAGAATTTATTGGATGTGCTAGAGCAGCGTCAGGTATTACTTCATATACGGAAGATGGTAACGCAGTATTCAGTAATAATACTACTGCTGCTAGTGCTGCAGTTGGCACTAAGGTAAAATGTCTTGATGCGTTGTTTGTCAAGAGATTATTAGACAAATACACTGAACAGTTCTTACCAGACGTTCCAGAACTAGATTATTCTAAGATTGACGTTCGTACAGCAATCAAAACTGTAAAAGACTTTTATTCAACTAAAGGTACATCATTTAGTATTGCATACCTCTTCAAACTATTATATGGAGAGAATGTCACAGTTACATATCCAAAAGATCAGATTATTAAACCATCTGATGCAACATGGTCTATAGACACTATTTTAAGAGCAACTAAGGTTTCTGGTGATGCTACAAATATAAGAGACGGTTTGATTACACAGGATGCAGATATTGCTGATCCTAATGTTCAAGCTGCTAGTGCGTTAGTTGAAAACTATATTTCGATCAAAACATCTGATGTTGAGATATTTGAACTTGTTTTATCAGAAGAGACTATCAATGGGACATTTACCGTACCATATAAGACAAAACTTGCTGAACCTCTCAATACAACCGACTCAATTATTACGGTTGACTCTACTGTAGGATGGCCAGAAAGAAACGGTGAGTTTGTTATTGGTTCGGGTTCTAGGACAGAAGTTGTACAATATAAAGAAAAATCACTTAACCAGTTTATTGAATGTACTCGTTCAGCAAATGGTGTTGTAGAAGATTGGGATTCTGCCACTCAGGTATCATCTAACTTTACAGTATTTGTAAACAAGGGTACACCACAAGAAGTGGTCATGAACATAGTAGGTATAGTTGATGCACAGCAAACTGTTTTAACTGACACTGGTTCTTATTATCTACCAGGTGACAAACTAACAGTTTCTAAGTTAGGTGGTACTAGTACTGATCCACATTTAACAACTTGGTTATATAACGTCAAAAAACTTATTCAAGTTACTAGCATTACTTATGGTGGTGTTAATCAGCAAGCAGCAACTGTAACATGTGCTAATAATCATGGTTTACTAGTTGGTGATCAGGTTACTGTTTATGGTGCTAACCCAATCATCTATAATGGTACATTCTTAGTTACATCTAGAGATACAAACACAGTATTCCAATATCAGTTGCCTCAACCTGCAACTGTGGTACCACAGGGTAATATTCTTATATCTGTTGACCTAAACAAAGGTAAGTCTGATAGTGCTGCTGTATTGAGTGCTATAGGACCATATACTACCAACGTACAAAATTCATTCTTTAATACACAGTATGCCTACTTAGCATCTACTGGTATACCCAACTATAAGATTGGTCCGTTTCCTGGTTCTGCTCTTCTACCAGGTAACCAACGTAAGTTAAATCGTTTCCCTATAGTTTCTACAACTATATCAACCAAAAACACTATAAATCCTGGACCTATTGGTACTTGGGTAAATGGTGTATCAATCTGGTCATACAAGTCAACTTCTAAGAAAACATTTGGTGCTGTTACTAGCGTTGGTATTACTAATGCAGGAACTGGATATGATGCTGCATCTCCTCCTGTTTTGACTATATCAGGTGGTGGAGGAACAGGTGCAACTGCTAGTGTTACTGTCAATGGTTCTGTTAGTGAAATTACGGTTACTTCTGGAGGTTCTGGTTATAAGTCATCTCCTCTAGTGTCAATCGTTGGTGGTGGAGGTTCTGGTGCTGCTGCAACTGCTATCATTACAAAAGGTGTTGTATCTAGAATACTAATCAACTCAGGTGGTACAGGATATACTTCACAACCACAAATCACTATTGTTGGTGGCGGTGGTACTGGTGCAAATGCAACTGCATCTGTTCGTGGTCCTATTCAAGCAGTCACCGTGGGATCAGGCGGTCAATCTTACACCTCTACACCTAGTGTTACACTTAGCTCAGGTAGTGGTGCTGTTGCACAAGCTATAGTCAACAACGGTAGAATCATATCTATTGCGATTATTTCTGCTGGATCTGGATATACAACTGCACCTGAGATTACAATACAAGGTCAAGGATTTGGTGCAGTTGCTAGAGCAACCATAGACACTGATGGAGAAAACGCAGGTAGAGTTACTAGTATTACTATTGTAAACAGAGGTATCAGTTATACACAGGGAACTACTCTAATCAATTTAAACTCAGTTGGTCAAGGTGCAACATTTAATGCTAACGTATTCCAGTGGACTTACAACTTACAGAAGACAACAACATTTGATGCTGCAAAAGGTTCTGTATTTGAAGGATACAATAATCAATATGGTGGTGAATACGCACACTTAAGTAATCCACAAACACTTAGATATATTCTTGGTGATAACTTATTTGAAAATACAGCAGGTTTAATAAAAGAAAGAGAAAGTGGATTATTACATTCTCCTATTGTTGGTTGGGCATTCGATGGTAACCCAATATACGGTCCATATGCATACTCAGATCCTACTGATCAATCTTCATCTATAATAAAACTCAATACATCTTATCAACTTAAACAAAATCTTGTTTATAATGTTGATTCCAATCCAAATCCTGTTAGGGTAGATGGACCTTTACTATCTGCAGAAGCAGCAGGTAACTTTGTAGAAGACTATGAATATGTGTTTGGTCTAGGTGCACTTGACCAATACAACGGTAGATTCTGTAAAACTCCTGAGTATCCAGATGGTAGATACTGCTACTTTGTTACTATAGATTCTACAGAAGATGGTAATGCATTATTCCCATATGTCTTAGGACCTGACTTTAACTCTGTTGTAGATCCATGGAACTTGAATGCAGATGCTATTCAACAGAATATCCCTACTGGTGTTGTTAGATATCGTGATCCTTATGAAAATGTTGATATTGATGTTGAAAGAGCACCAAATGCTTCTACAAATGCTCTAACACTAGAAAATGGTGACGTATTACTATTTGAGATAGAAGACGAAGATAGAAGTGGTGTTATTGAACAATCTGAGACTGATGATCCAGATCAAATCTTTGAAGAATCACCATTACAGTTATTTGATTACTTCCCATCAGTTAGATTTGATTCAAAGGTTGATATTGAAGTTGAGACTACCACTAAGTTTGAAGATGCTTCTGTAACTGGATTCACTATTGAAAATCCAGGTGTTAACTATCAAGTTCAAGATAGATTGATATTTGATGATACCGATACTGATGGTAGTGGTGTTTCTGCTCGTGT